TTCTGCGATTCGGAAGCACGTTCAAGTAGGTCAACAATTGAAGGCTCTTCAGGTGACTCCATTACAGCCACTGCCTCCTGGGGGGGTAAAAAGTCTTGGGAAGCATCGTCTACAGGGAGAGGGTTTTTTCGTGGTCTTGCCATGATTTCCTCGTAGTTAATGGAGAAGGGGCCTAATGCCCCTTCTCCTTATTTAAAGGCGCTACTATCCACCTAAATTAAGCATAATAGGACAGTGCTTTGCAGCAGCTGCTGCGCCCATTGCCTGGCCGATCAGTGGCGTGTCAACGCCAGCATCAGATGTTTGCACCGTGCCAGCAGTGGTATCCGATAATTGCACCATATCACCAAGGGCAACTGCGCCAGCACCCCCCGTTTCAGTTATGGCGAATGCAATGCCCTTCGTCTGCAACCAGAAGTAATAGCCACTGGTAACAGCAATGGGATTGATTCCTACTGCCCGATCATAAGCCCCACTGCCAACCGTAGCAGTGATAACCCCACCATAGGGACCACCATAGAGCATATAATCATCAGTAGTATCCACTGCAGTCACGACACCGTCATAAAGGGTAAACGTCACCTTGTTGCTTGCAGCTGCCGTGTTGGATTTAATGCGATACTGTTCGCCATTCGTAATGTTCCCGAAATAGCCACCAGCATAGTGATCTTTTGCGACAGAACTCAACGTAGCATCCGTCACACTGATCTCAGTCGCACCCACTGCCGCTGCGGTAAATACACCATCAGCGTCTGCTACAATTATTTGCGCACTGTCGGTGCTGACTACCTTACCTACAGTGATCGCAGCAGAGGCATACGCATACCGAAACAAGCGATTATCAGCTAACTCCAATGGTGCGCCAATGGCGAACTTTGGAGTAGAGCTTTCCTCATAAATGCTCTGGCCTGCGCGACTGCCCACGCCAGTACCACCTATGCGGTTGATTATGTTATTATGAGCATCATTTAAAATCATTGTTCTTGTACCTTTCCCCTATGGTCAGGGTATAAATAGTGGGCATTGGCTTGCCCCCCAGGTTGTTTAGACAGTCGTGGAAGTAGAGATGTTATACAGCACGCCCTGCCGCCTGCGATTATTTGTCATTAGCTGACAACCGAACAAGATAAATCCGACCTTGGCCTGCTGTGAGGCAGGCTCTTTGAACGGAGTCTTCGCAGCGTTCAGACCTTCCTGCAGTCGGAACTTGAGGTACTTATCCTGGATCATAAACAACTGATGCGAACCTGCAGCACCAGGAGAGTCACGATCCACAATAAACTCCGTGCCTCGAAACGTGGCATTCTTGGAATTACTACCAATGGCCTGTTCAGACGCAGAGGTGAAGCGATAGTAACCCGTGCCTTCGAAGATGGCCTCGTAGTCCCCATATACGCTGTAGTTCGAAATAATATGGGAAGGCGTATCGTTCCCCTCGGAAACTTGGTTCCAAAGGTCGCGCATACCCAAGATGCCGTTGTACATATCGGTGGACGCCTCTTTCACCGAAAAATCTTCGGTGCCATACGTGCCATTGTAATCGACACGCTTGTTGTCCCACCACGTATTGGCGCTTGAATCCACACTGTGGACCGTGGCACCTGGACTGGTAGAAGCAATGTCTTGCAAGCCGACAATGCTCTTCCCAGACTGCGCACCCAACAAGGCTGAGTTGATGGTGGACATGCTGCCCGTCATCGCCTGCTCGGTCTTCGCAGTCAGCAGTTTTATCGCCTTGTCCGAAGCACGATTTTCAATCTCTTCGGTCATCGAAATGACGATGGGCGTAGCGCTGTAGCGGAAGTATTCGAACGCTGCCGTGATGCCGTCATTGGAGTCTGTGGGAAGCTGGTCATACCCGTCAAACCAGGTAGAATCGGTGAGTGAATACATCAAATCTTCCTGGATCTGCTTCCCACCTTTGCTCGTTTCCATCATGCCTGCTTTGCGAAAAGCAGAAATAGTTGGATACGAATTACTGATATTGTCAGTTAGCCTTTTTCGCTTGCTGCGCATGGTCGTTGTCCACGCAGCATCCCATTTTTCGCTCGTTGTTATAGCTGCCATCTTATTGTCCTACAATAGTTTACGGCTTTTTAAAGTAGCCTATGTCAGACTAATCAAAGCCAAGGTTTTTAAGCTCATTGACAAGTTCATTGTCGCTGAGCGGCACCCCTTCGCCCCCTACAGCTACCTGCGGTCCACCTCTTGCTTGCCGCTTACTATTACGCCGCGCATTCTGGTCATTCTGTCGCAACGATGCCGCCTCATTAGCCTTAACTCCACTGACCATTTCATACGCTTCGGTCACGGTGTAGTTTGCGCCAGAATCAGGATTCGGCACAGCGATCAAGGCTTTGATCTGTGGCGCGAATGGGTCCAGTGCTTCGCCGTAGGCATCACGCGCTTCCTGCAGTTGTCCAGCCGCTTCTTTTACTCGCCCTACTTGGTGCTGTTGTGCGAGTAAAGCAGTGGCTTGCTTCAGCTGCCCCACCTCGGTTTTGAGATCGGCATTACCCGTTCCCATCTCCGTTTTAATGATCTGCCGCACCACATCGATGGCGCTGCTCTCATCGGGACCCAAGCGCGAACGCAAGTCGGCATAAGGGTCTTCTTTGGGTTGCTGTGTGTTGACCTGGTTTCGCAGCGCTTGATACATCTGCTGCTGTTGTGTCTGCTGCGTTGTTTCAATCTGCCTGCGTTGATCGGCCAGGTCCTGCGTCTTGCGCGTGTAGTCGGCCTGCTGTGATTTTGCCGCATCGATAACCGCATGGTATTGTTGAGGCACCTGCGATTTCTCTTGGCGTGCCCAATCGGACACACCCCCTGGATCAAATGCCGTAGATTGCCCACTTTCGGTCTGCGCAGTATCACTCCCTGAATCCCCCGAAAGGTCAGACCCAAAATCGTCTGCACCCTCGGTTGGAGAGGTTGCTGGTGCCTGCTCGACTGCTGTGGATTCTGCTACATCCATATCCATATCCATTACTTCACTCATTACTACCTCACTCCTGTGCGTTGTTGGGCGCATCGGCCCAGTCGCTTGGTGGTGTGGGAGACTCTGGGGGGGTAATGCGGTGACAACGCGATCCTTTCACAGGGTCGTTGCTTTCCACAATGTTGTACTTCCTCATAATCTTTTGTTTATCGCCATAGCTGTTGATGTATTCCGCTACGCCTGGTTCAAACTTGCCATACAAACTGCTGTGCGTAAGGTGGATTTGGTTTCTACATTTTTGCCCAAAGTCCTGTTCCATCGTCTTACCCAAGCAATTTTTGCACTTGCGCTTTTTGGGCAGCTGCGAGGTGAAATACCACACATCTTTTTCTTTGTGATTACAGCTTTTGCAATACCAATCGTAGGCTGGCATCATTGCTCCTGGTTCGCCATATAGGCTTCTGCGGCTGCACCTGCACCTAATGGGAGAACAACAGGGGCTGCACCTGCGAGGATGTCTCCTGTGCCCGATATTTGGGGTCGTGTCTTGCCTTTTGCAAGTGGGTATTCTTGGTTAATAAATTTAATTTCCTCAGTTAGCTTAGGTAGTCGTGCCGATATAGCAGCTTGACGATCCTCAAGCTCTTTTATAGCATCGACTGATTGGTTGTAGTTACTGGACAACTTTGACACATTCGATTCCATACTTTCATGCTTTCGCACAAACTCATCAAACACTAACCGTTCCCCAACACTTAGGCGCTCTACATCCGCTGCGCTTTTTGAGTAGTGCCCCCACTCATCTAAGTTGTCTGTGTTTTTTTCATACCACTCCATGAGCATTTGATCGCCTCGTTTTAGGCTTTTTTCAGCAGTGGACCTTTTGCCTTCTAGTAATGCCAATTGCTCCCATTGGTCCGTCCACTCTTGCTCTAATAGGCTTTTTTCTGTTTCTAATTTTGGCAGTTTTTCGTCCCACTCATCTATTAAATTTTGCGCGATTGGAGCTTCATTGCTAATACTCGTTATCGGTGCATCCTTCGGATCAAACATCGCGTAGCGAGATCGTATCTGGCTCGGATCTAAGACTACGTAAATATCCGTTATACCTGCGCCATCGGTTGTGTTTCTAAAAATGGCACCATCGTGCCCTTCGGCTTTTGCTTTTTGAAGAAGATCATGGTAAGAACTCTCTCTGTATGAAGATCCTTTAAAGTCATATACGAGGGGGTTGCTTAAACGCAGCTTCGTAGGCAATATGTTAGCCCCTTGCCGCTCAAAACCCTCCATTTCCTTGTTGATCGCAGCACGTTCTCTAGCTGCTATATCATATTCTGGATCATTTTTTATGTTTGTTCTTTCGTGTATTCTCTGTTCGCTAAGGTCGAAGTGTTCTTGCGATAACGCTTCATAAATGTCATTATCAAATTGCTCACTGGGGCCACTTTGAAGCTGATTCAATTCTTTTTCGATCTCACCTAATCGTTGGTCAATCGGTACTGTGATCTCTTTTTCCTTGCGCATATATATCGCGTTCGCTTCGTCCGTCACAGTCTCAAACTTTTGCAATAAATCATCCCATTGACCTTGATACTCAGGTCGCAGCATCTTTGTTTCAGCGTCACGGGCATATTTAGCCGCAGTCTCTGTATCGGCACTGAAGAAAAAGCCAAGGCGTGCGCTCGGTGCGCCAGTAGTCGCACCAAGCATCCCAGGATCAAACTCCCTTATATTCCCCTTCGTTCCATGAAAAGCGTCGATGTTAAACCCTTGCTGCACTGCCCTATCTAAGCGTGCTTTTTCTATTTCAGGTAAATCGTCAAATCCAATTTGGGAGACTGTCCCTGCCTGACTATTGTCCCATAACGCTTCCTCCCACTTTTCCCCTGGCACTTCACCTCTATCTAAACTTTCCTGCAACAGGTCTTCATTGCGTTGAATCCGTGGTTTTGTAACCATTTCATCGTAAGCGTCTACAAGGGTCCTCGGACGCTCTACCTTTGCTTCGGGCATCACCGATTCAATTAGGTCAGGTCCACGCATCTTGCGCCCCAAGCGCCCCAGGCTGGTAAGCGCCTTGCCACCCCCCATGATGTCAGGCAGGGACAGTTTCTCTGCGGTGCCCAGGGGGTCTTTAATAGCACCCACACCTGCACGCCCCACCGCTTCTGCGGTACCCATTGGGTCAGCTGCTGCCTGTCGCGCCATCGTCTTCAACTGCTCTACCTCTGGTTGGCGCATCTGCAGTAATGCGCCTGCCTCTTGCATAGGGTTCGCTGCTAACCACCGTGGGATCAACTCAGCGAAGCGTTCTAGTTGGTTGCGCCCCTGTAAGCTGCCTTCTAATTGCGTTCCTGCGCTTTCTAACCGTGCCCCTAACTGTGCCAACACATCGGGTGAACCCTGCGGTGTGTTATAGGGGTCCATCTGCCGCAGCAGTGCATCGATGATGTCTTGGTCATTCCGATTCGACATTAGAAAAACTCAGGCTCTTCCAGTTCTTTCTTTTTCTTGCCCCGTTTGGTCAGCATCACCTCACGCTTGACCCAATAGGCTTTCATTTTCTTAGCCGCAGCGACGATCTTTCCATCGTGCTGACCATTCTCTTCGGCATGGCACAGGTCGCAGATATACTCGCGCCCTGTCCACCACCAGGTCTTCGACTCATGGCACGCCTTACAGGTGGCACCCTTCTTACTGTTGACAGGTCTGTCCTTGTATGCCTGGCGTTTTGCCTGCCTTACCTGGGTTACCGTAGGAGTAACCCGTTTGCATTTTTTGTCCTGTGCGCTTAGCCTCTTGTCGGGCTGCTGAGCGTCCCTTTTTGTCATATGAGAAATGCTTACCGCCCACTTTAGGCATTAGTTCTGCTCCGTGTTGAGAGATACGGTTTGCCCTACCCGCTGCGCGTTGGAACGCACTACGCTTTGAAGGGCTGCGGCTTGTGCCTGCACATTGCCCCCGTCGCGTGCGGAGGGGATGGTCTTCTCACTCTTGTCCTGCATAGGCTGGCCTTGCGCCTGTCCCTGCAGGAACTGCTGATGCTGTTGTACGTGCGCTTGCATCAGTTGCTGAAACTGCTGGATCGACTGAGGGTTGATCTGCATCTGCTGTTGCAGGAACTGCGTCACGGCAGGGTCCTCGCCTGCCTTGGCGTGTGCCTGCAGGTGCGCCTTATGGTCCTGGGTCGGCAATACGCCTGGGTCCTGCTGGCGTGCGGCGAGAAATTGGTTCTCTAATTGCGCAGCGCGTGTCGCTTCTGCGTCCACACTGGTCTTGATGAACTTGTCCATGTCGCTAACACGAAAAGCGCGCAGCACCAGCTTGATCACTTCGGAGCGATTCACTTCGGGCATCTGGAACAGGTAGTTGGCGAGTGCCAGCGTATCCTCTCGTTCCAGCTGTTCGAATAAGGGGCGCATCGACTGCGTTTCGACCTCCACCTTAAAGCGCACCTTGAATAGGTCGGAGGAGACTGCTTCGTAGACAGGGTCGTTCTCGCCTTCCGATACGTTGACGATGAACTTATCGGGGGTATACCTGGCATCGGCCATGATGCGGAACGTATTGTAGATAACTGCTTCGTAGGCTTTGCCCACCTCTGCCGATAACCACTCTCTGTTCTGCGTCCCGAAAGAGGCGATGAGGGATGCCTCGGTAGCGGTGCGCCTGGGACCCCCTCCCATTGCCATCTGCGACACGTTGAGGACCTGCTCCTCGTAGTTGCGCATATCGGCTTCGATGCCCAACTGGTCAGGAGGAGGGTTGCCCATCTGCATCTCACGAAACCCATTGTTGATATCATTTACCCATACCACCTGCCCATCGCGTGCCCGTGTCAGCTGGTCGGAGATATTGGCATTCTCTTCGCGTTCAGAACGCTGCCCCAGGATGATACGGGGGTAGCGCTTGAGCAGATCCACCCTGCGCGATACCGATTCGACAATGGCTTTCTGTTCGTCTTCGACATACCCCATCATCGGCAAGCCATACAACGACTCTTCGGACAGGTCAAACTTAATGGCATGGTAGGGAAACCCACCCTGCACCAGGTAAGAGCCTGTGGGGTTGAACTCGCCCGTCATCATCTCTTCCCCTGTGAAGGGGTCGGGTGCATAGACAGGTTCCTGCTCTAAGAAGGGGTGGTCGATGTCTTCGATGGGTTGCTCTACGCCTTCAGCGAAGACGATGCGCCTTCGATGCACTCTATCATGCACCTCATACAGGAGGGCGTAATCGCCCAGGTCCTTGGCCTGCTGTATGGCGCTTTCTTCGTCCTGTGACGCATACTCACGGTCTTCGATGTCGTAGAGCGTTTCCTCACTGTCGGCAGCGGAGTTTATTGCCGTGACCTGCCTGCGATTAACGAAGCGCTCGTCCTTTTTGACAAACTCCAAAGGCACCAGCATCCGCTCGACGATGTAACGTGCATGACTCAGCTTATGGGGTGGGCAGAGTGGATCAACGAAGACGTTAAAGGGCGGCACACGCCGCACCGCTACCATATCGTCCTGTAGCGCATCATTGACTACATAGGGCGCTAAGAGGTCATCGCCTGGTGCGTTGTAATCGAACTTGAGCCAGCCCAACGAGCAATACAGCGCATCGAAGATGGCTTGCTGCATCTCCTCTTTGACCTGCATCGTTTCTAACGCAGCATTCGCCACTCGTTCCAGTATCTCGGCCTGGTATTCTCGGTTGGGGTCCTCTACGCGCAGAAAAACGTGGGGATAGTTGTAGGCAATCGAAGAGATGATCTGTCGCGTGAGGGGGTAAAAGCGTGAGATGCGCACCACCTGGTCCTTATCCAGGTCGGGCACATCAAACTCCATGCGGTACATGGCTAACAGCCTACGCCAATCCTTGTGCTTGGGTGCCATGAACTTCTGCGCGTTATCGATGCTCTTGCGCCAGTATTGAACGTCTTCAGCTTTCAAGCGTATCTCCCATAAGCCATCGCCTGCTCGTTTACCGCACTGTCGATGACATTTGTACCGTGGAAGGGATCTTTATTAGCCCGTTGTATCGGAGAGGCTGGTTTGTATAAGTGCATCATAGCATATCGTAGTTCGTCTGCAGCATGGTCCTCTGCGTGCGTGTCTAAGTCCTCTGGATTCTTCTTATCCCTGGGCAACGCTGGCATGATGCGAAACAGGTTGTCGTTCCACCCCGAAAACGCATACAAGCGACTATTCGCCAAGGCATCGTTGATAACCCGCCATCCTGTCACTCGGTCATTATTGGCGCGAGTAAGGAACAGCCCGTGATCGGCAAACACATCGGCTGGCGAGTGGTTGATGACCTCGCTCAG